TATGCAACCGTGTTGGTTCCCGATCTGTTCTTGTTCCGTTCTCGTTCTGTTCACGGTCGCCGACCCTCGCCCCCGTTTTCCAAACTGCGACAATATGACGCGTTGACTTTGGGGGGGGGTGGGGGGGGGGATGCGGCACCGGCGGAACCTCAATACGATGAAAATGCGCTGTGTGAGTCAAACAGGGTGTGGAATCGTATGCATGAGGGGTGGAATATAGTGGGGTAAGACTATCCGTGCCTGCGGCGAGGAGAGGCTTACCCCCTAACCCGGTGGAGAGAAGTGGCTATACGTCGTATGGGGTAGTGTGAACGACCTGCGAATGAGAACAAATCGTGAACCTATAAGTCACGCGCTTACGCGCTGTGGGCACTGGGGTGCGACAATATGTCGCAGGCAAATATGAAAATAATGCTTGACAGGTCCGCTCGAATGTTGCTATACTCTGTAAGTCCAAAGCACACCGGGGGTAGCGAAGCCAGATCAAGTGATGCACATTCGCTGTTTGACTCACACAATAGGAGTTGATCATGACATTGGACTCTCAACGCACTCGGAAGGGTGGTGTTATTTTTACATGCGATGGATGCGACAAGATGTTGTCAGCAAGCACTGCACGTGGTTGGAATAATGTTGTGAAAACATTGCATCGAGAGCATTGGAGGACATTTAAAGAGGGTGATAAGTGGAATCATTACTGTTGTAACGACTGTGTGGTGGTCGGAAATGCAGTTAAAAGGTTCAAAATGATAGTTGGAAGGTCGAAATCGACTGCTGTTTGAGTCAAACACGACCCATTTTGGTTGTATTTTGGTTGTATTCAGGTTGTATTTTGGTTGTATTTTGTGTATTGTTTGAGTCAAACAGTGAATTTTGTGGTGTATTTTGATAGTTTATTGAAAAAAAGTGCTATCAAATTGATAGTTTAGTGAAAATAATGCTTGACACGCACGCGAATATGTGCTATATTTGGTTGTAATGATGGGATTGTATGGTATAGCTGCGCGTGTCTTTAATCCTTTCCAGCGCGCACCTATTTGGAAGTCTTGAGTACCTGGAGGCCGGGTGCTTTTTGAGACGACCAGTGAAGTGGGTAATGAGCGCGTCGCGGCCGCTGCTTTTACCCTCGTGCCATGCCCATCTTTACAGGGGACCGAGTGCATGAGTCAGCAAATGCGCTCGGTCCCCACTCTTTTTCCGGTCCCCGATCGTAGTCGAGGACAAGTGTTTGACTCAAACAGGAGACTTGAAATGACCGGACCGACCACAGATCAGACGCAAGACATCATCGATCGGCATGCACAGAAGAAGCGGGCCGAGATTCACGAGATTGTCCAGGTGAAACTGGCGAATTGGAGGGCGGCGGGGTCGCCGGAACTCAATCCGAATGCAGACATGCCGCAGGGTGTGTGGGACAAGGAAACTGAAGTCGCAGTGAAGTCGGCGATCATTGCGGAACAGTTGCAGAAACAGCAGGCTGCGATCGATGCCGAGCAAGCCATTCGGCAGGAGCAGATGTAATGGCGCAAGATCAGAGCATGGCCGATATGGATGCGGTCCATAAGAAGAATTCGGTGCAGGTCGCGGCGCAGGTGGCGGTCAATACAGCGAAGGCAGCGTTAGTACCGCCGAACGTTGGGCGTAGTGAACCTGGCAGCAATCCGAACTTTATGCAAGGGACGGCGAACGGTATCAAGCCGAACGCCTTTATGCTTAATCGCGCGTAACAGGAGGTTTCATGGGAACGAACACAGCTACAGCGAAGGTCAAGGGTGGTTTGTTTGCTGACTCTGCTGGGTTGTTGACACTGACCAGTATCCTTGGCAGGGAAGGCCGACGGACTTATGCGGCTCACGAACTTGGCACGAAGATCGGTTTTCCGCTTCGTGCCATTATGAATGCAACCGCTGGTGTGGCTCCCGGCGGTACTGCCACGTATACGTTTCCGAGTATTGAGCCGAATGTCGAGCTTGGCGGCAAGCGCACGATCAATCAGATTGCTCTTATTAATCGTGCGACGACGGCCGCGGACGTGACCGAGTACAAGAATGACATCTTGAAGTGGTCGCAGCGTTCGACGTTTGGACCGAATGCAGTGACGAACAAGGATGGGAACCCGCTGGGGACTTGGTAACATGGTGTTTGAGTCAAACGGAAAGAAGTACCGTGGCAAGAGTTCTGGACGGGCTCTTGCCACGAAGTCGAGGCTGGCAGCTTGGGGCGATCCTTACGTGACGGCGGACGGCAAGACGATTCCTCCTGAGGTCTTGTTTGATGATGTAGCGAAGAGTCACGTGAAGTCGAGTAGTGAGTACAAACCGGCACGTAAGCGGGCCGTTCCTGAGTTGCCAGCCTCACCGAAAGCCATGAAGGGTATCGCGATCGTATTCACCCTGACGATTATGGGGATTACAGATCGCGACATTGCTGAGATGTTGCAGATGACGCCAGCCGAAGTGCGGCAGGTGCGGCAGCATCCAGGGTACAGCGAGACATTCGAAATCGTTGCGAGCGAATTCGTCAGCGCGAAGTCGAAGCGTCTCGTTTCGAAGATTGCGGCATATGCAGACGATGCATTGGATAGTGTGCATCGTATTGCTATGTACGGGGAAAAGGAGAGCAATGTTCTGCGTGCCAACATTGACATCCTTGATCGTGCGGGCGTTCGGCCAAAGGATATGGCTGAGAACAAGGGTGCGCATAGTGAACTCCGCATTACGATTGTCAAGGGTGACAGTGATGCTGAGGTTGCTGTCAACGGTATGACCATCGACAACGTAGGAGGATGAAATGACGAAGAAGAAATCGCATACAGGATACGAGAACGATGCGGAGCAACCGGCAGATGTGGAAGACCCGAAGGCGAAGCATGAATACACTGTGCTGACCGATGGTGCCATCTTCCATAAGGACCATTTCAAGATGAAGAAGGCTGACGTGCCGCCGCCCGAGGAGAAGGAAGGCGATCACGTCACGTGCGGCATCGGTGATGTTGTGGCACTGACGAAGGAAGAAGCCTATGCGGTGCGGTCCAGTGGCGTCGCGTTGGCTGAGAGGCCGGAGCCGGCTGGTAGACCGTCGGCAGAAGAGCGGAGGCAATACGAATGACGTGGGTTCCGAACAAGGCAGGCACCGATGCTATGTCAGGATCGGTCGATCCGCCGTATTCGAAGGTGAATCGCTATGTCGCGAACGTGGCGGCGGTCGCGGCGGCAACGCCTCAGTATCCGGGAGAAACCCTTGTCACGGTGGATACGCTTGAAACGTATCAAGCAGCAGATTCGACAACGGGCCATTGGCAAAAACAAGCCGTCCGACAATAACCCTCAAGGTGTTTGACTCAAATGCCGAATTACAAACTCATCGAAGGGTCTGTGCAGTCTGGCTTTTATCATAGCCGGGCAAAGATACAAGTATTCGGCGGAGCGTTTGCTAATGGAAAGACGACTGCACTCGCGGTCAAGGCGCTGAAGCTGGTCAAGGACTATCCAGGTTGCAATGGACTCCTTGCCCGCGAGACATATCCGAAGCTGAATGATACGCTCAGGCGCGTGTTCTTTAAGTGGTGCCCGCCTGATTGGATTTTGAAGAAGCCGACTATCGACGACAATACGTGCTATATGAAGAATGGCTCGATTGTCAATTTCCGATACATATCGCAGCGTGGCAGGGGTCGTAGCGATGGCAGCGCGACGAGCAATTTGTTGTCTGCGACGTACGATTGGGTAGGGGTCGATCAGGTCGAAGACCCTGGCATCATACACAAGGACTTCCTGGATTTGCTTGGCCGTCTCCGTGGCGATGCATCGTATCTAGCGGACGACGAAGACTTGACGATGCCAGCGAGTGGTCCACGGTGGTTGATGCTGACGGCGAACCCATCGCACAACTGGTTCTACAAGGAATTGATCCAGCCGTACCTGTTGTGGCTGAAGACTGGTCAGAAGGTCGAGAAGCTGCTCATCGATTCCGACACGGGGCTGCCTCTCATGGAACTGTTTGAGTCAGACACGTATGCGAACAAGGCGAATTTGTCCCATGACTATATTGTCGGACTCGAAGCCACTTACAAGGGCCAGATGCGTGACCGTTTCTTGCTCGGAAAGTGGGTTGCATTCGAGGGGCTGGTCCATCCAGATTACGATCCGGCGGTACATACCCTATCGCGTGCGGAGGCCGAAAATTACCTTGCAGAGTGTCTATTGCGACACGTACAAATTCAAGCAGTGGAGGCTTACGATTTTGGTATAGTCTCGCCAAGCTGTTATTTGCTGGGATTTGTGGACGACCGTGGGCGTGTGATCGTTCTTGATGGGTTCTACCAGAGCGACTTTCCATACAACATGCAGCCGCAGGCGATTAGGGACATCAGGGCAAGGTATGCCGGATTGCTGATGTTCAATAATCGTATCCATGCTGATCCTTCCATATTCAAGAAGACGGTCGTTGCTGGGATGAAGGAAACCGGCTCGACAATTGCGAAGCTGTATCAGGATGACAAGATTTACATGCGACCTTCGAGCAACAATATCGTCACAGGTATTGCGAAGGTCAATTCGTATTTGGCAGGCAAGAAGGGTGTGCCACACATTATTACGAGGGAAGACCCTGGGCCAATGATTTACTTCGTCGATGACTTGGCGTTCATTGGTGACGAGATGTCGTCGTACTACTGGAAGCAGAACACTGCTGGCCAGCGGATTGACGAGCCGATGGATGCGCATGATCATGCGATGAATGCGCTGAAGTACATGCTAAGCTATCTGCCAGAGGTAAGCAAGATCATAGTGCCAGAGTCGGCGCTGCCGCCGAAGTGGCAGTATTGGCATGAGACAGAGCTTGGATACAGAGGTAATCACTGACTGTGTGAGTCAAACCATGTCCTCGCGAAGGTGGGGAATAAGGAGGGAGCGATGCAGAACGTTGGTTTGGTTTTACTTGTATTCGCATTCGTGTGTGCCTTTCTCGCGGCGATATGGAATCAGTACC